GACAGGAAGCCGTTTGATGTTCTTCGTTCCTGAAGACGCCAACCTGAACGGTGCAACAGCTAAAAATGCTCGGTGGGTTATCGCTCACCAGTTGAATTGCTCGGACAGAGTGCCCTTCCCCTCTCTCGGTAATCCAACATTGCCGATGCAGTTCCGCGCCGAGAAAACCGGAACCCTATCTGCTGATGCTTATGTCAGGAAGTATGGAGCGCAGATCAGCATTGACGGTGGTGATGCTGAGAAGCTCTCCATCTTTAGTCAAGACGGTGCCAAGGTAAGTGGAATCTCCACTAACGAATTTAAGCCGCTTCTAGTTTTGCGCGTTAAGGAAATAATCACTAATAACCAAGGTGAGTCAAAGCGCAACCTCTTACGAGCATTTCCTTTGCTGCTCTCAATGGTTAGTTCTCATCGAGCGCAGTTCCTGCTCGTTAAGAACCCAGATACCATGACTGATTCGTCAAGTGCTGCTGTGAATACATTTACATCTTCTGGAACACTCGCTGCGATTGAATTTAATTCACCTGACAGTTCAACAAACGCTATCAGTGCCTTTACTGGAGGTGAGCAGTTAGCAAGTTTCTTCACTGGAGATGCTGATGCCGCTACTGAGTCTCTGACAGATATCTTTAGCTATGCACGTCAGTATCTGACTCGTGAAGCCACTGCTGCTTCAGGAACAGCCGGTGATGTCCTTCTTATTGCTGCTCGATCAGTTGATAACGCTACCAATACATGTAAAGCCAGTATTACTTGGGGACAACGATGACCACTGCTTACCAGCTTCCTGAAGACGTTGGCCAGAACGAGGTCACCAGAAATGGGCAGGTGGTTCAACCAGAGGGGGATTTCCCCTCTGGTCAGAAGGCTGCAGATAAATCCATTCCTGTTTGTTTACCAAGGGAAGATTATACTTTCTCGATTATTGACAATTATCGGTTTAAAACCGAGGTTGACCGGGATTTACTAGGTTTTCCCAGAGTTTCGACACCCTTTCCATTTCTCAGCAAGGATGATCAATTCGAGCTATCTGAAGACGATTGGATCTTTGATGTTTCAGGTCTGAACGAGCGTCCTCTTGACGACAGTACTCAATCAGCAAGATGGACCCAGCTTAGTAATAGTACGGCTGTCTACAGCCCTCAACCTAACGGAGAGGTTCGCTACAACAGCGCCGGGAACTCTGCACAGCTGATACTTACCAACAATTTTGGTGGTTTTCAGCGTGCTCGAATTGCTACTAAGAGACGTTATCGCTATCAGCCAGGACGCATTGTCAGAGTCAGCTTGGCTACAAGGCTGTCGACAGAGGCTACTCCCATAAGCGTTACCCGCCTTTGGGGTGTTGGTGATTCAAATGACGGTTTCTTCGTTGAATGTAGAGGTGATGGTGAAGGTGACCGTTTAGGCATCCTTTACAGGAATAGCGCTGGAAATGGCCTTCCGTTTGAGATACGAGTACCAAGATCTCAGTGGAACGGAGATAAGTTTGATGGTACAGGAGATAGTAAACAATCTCTTGACCTAAGTAATACTTTTATGACCCTGATTGAGTGGGGCTGGTACGGCGCATCTGATGTAAGAATATATTTTTATGTTGTTGACAAGAACGAAAATTTACCTACATCAATCACTCAGATCCCTCGCTCTCGTTGGATTCTTGCACACGAGTTAATACTCGCTGATACAGCTAAACGCGATGATCTTTTTGAAGATGGAAAACTGTTCGATGTACCCTCTTTAAGAACTCCTGCGTTACCTGTCTGGACCGAGATCAATAACAGTGGAAATCTTGCTAGAACACATTTCATTGAACGTTATGGGGCTAGTGTTCTAGTAGATGGAGGAAATGACGATCGGGGTAAGATTCGTGTAGTTGATGCCAGTATTGATAACTCGGTAAATCCTGTTATAGGAGGACTTTATCCTGGAGCTGGTCAATCCCTTGCGACCATTCGCTCAAAAGAATCTCTTATTAATTCAGACGGGAAGAAGGTAGACAACCTTCTGATGACTATCCCGACGCTGCTGAACATCAGCTCAACGGATGTAGTTGAGGTTGAGCTTTGGCTGGATCCTGTAATGGTGGCCCCCACCGAGGTTGGACATATCAACGGTAGATTGCCTTTTAAGCAAGGTGACTATGTATCTCCGTTCAATCTTGTTCCTCAATTAATTACGAGTTTTGATAGTACACAGACAGAATTTGCAATCATACAAGAACCACCTACGTCAGAAAGGCTTACTGTCATGACTCAGTATGACAGTAGTGATCTGTTTTCTATAGACGTTTCTTTCAATGATAGTCGTATTGTTACAGGTGGTAAGCGTGTAGGTTCCTTCTTAGTAGGTAATGGTGTTGCCTCAATAAATCTAGATGAGTTGTTCCAAAGTCAGAGGACAGTTCTTTCAACTGAATATGATGCCCCTACTGAGTTTCCGCCAGCATCAACCTCTATTAATGTTGAAAGCTTTGATAGTGCCACAGGCTTGATAACAGTAAGTCGCGCTTTCCCCTTGCGTTTAATTCCAAATCAAAGGGTTCAGCTACGAGGTGCAAATTACTATGTCTTGTCTATTGATACTGTTAATACGTTCAAGCTCAAAGCGGGTAAAGTAAGTACAACCCCTGTAACATCAGGCATCGCAGAAGGCGACACAATTGTGGCTTTCTATGAATTAGACCTGGCATCTACGGTGGCTTCTAACTTGCGTCCCATCTACAGGTCTGAATTGGTTATTTTAGCCAAACCATTTAACGCTGTATATTCTAATTTTAGTTCCGGCATTGAACATAATGCTGAGTGGATGCAATTAGTGAATACTACAAGCTCTGATGCTTATAGCGTTCAAACTACTCCCACGGTAAATCTTTATCTAACCAACAGAGTAAGCTAATGGCAACAGGATCTAACCTTATTAATACCTCCACTGAAGGCCAACCCGCCGACAATGAGGATAGGCCGTTTAGCTTTGCTATAGGCACTCAAATCTTTCTTAATCCATCTGATTCACCTACAGACTCTGTAACCTCTTTCAAGGTAGATGCCTCTTTATTGGTTGCAGGTGCAGAAAGTGGAACGTCGAATCTTGCAATAGGTTTTGCAACAGACGCTCAATTGAATACTCTGGCTAGCTGGGGAGAGTCGAACATTAGCAGTGACAGTGCTAATAGATTCCCTGTAGGTTTTGGGAGACTTAATAATGCACCAACCAAAATAGGTGTCAATGTCCAAGGGACTCAAGTAGCTACTATCGGTAAACCAACTGATGTTGAAGGCGTCGATATTTCTAGTAACGAGATGTCAATGACGAGCCATCCTTTTCAGAATGGGGACCGTGTAGTCGTCACTTCTACTGGAGCATTGCCTGGGGGTCTAGCAACGGGTGTCGGATATTTTGTTATTTACTCAAGTACAGACTCAATCAAATTATCTACTTCTTTAGCTGGCGCTGAAGTAGATGCTGAGATTGATATCCAATCAGTCGGTTCCGGTACAATTACTGTAGCTTCTGATGAGATTTTTACTCTTACTAGATCAGGTAGTAGTGGCACTGTAACTGTCAAAAAATCTGATCTTATCGTTGCTACTTACATTAATCAGAACATTAGCAGCCCATTGCGCCTGTTCTATTGGAATCGTGAGCAATCCTCCTCTACAACAGTGCCGGTACTAAAAGAAATTAAGGTTACAGGAGCTATCTGACATGGTCGCAACACGCAACATCACCGATCTAAATGTTCTCGTCACGCCCGACGTTGACGACATCATGTTGATCGTCGAAAAATTGAGTGCGACTAGCACAGAAGCGAAACAGATAACCTGGGGAAATGTTCAGGAAGCTATTCAAGACATATGTGCTGCATTAGCTAATAGCACATCTACAGTTTCCTTCACTTATGACGATGTAAATGGGACTCTGTCGGCGGATGTTATAGCCAACACGAGTGTTCAAAAAACTATCTTTTTTGATGGTTCCAATCAATCTATAAGACAAGAAGCCAAGTTTATTGATGGTCCCGGCATTAATGTAGTTGTTGCTGACGACTCCGTAAACGATCTTGCAGAAATCACCGTAAATAATACTGGCATTGTTTCTGCGGCTACACACACTGTTAGTGGTACATCGTCCAATCTTATTACTAGCGTTTCTACAGAGACCGATAACACCAAGAAGCTAAATCTTAAAGCTTTAAAAGCAGGTTCTTCACTAAGCATTTCTGATACTGATTCAGGTGAGTCTCTGACCATTGGTGTTGATATCTCTTCGATTAATATCAATGATCTTGATAACACTAATCCGCTTACAGTTTCTCTTGGTGGTACGGGTGCTTCAACGGCCAACATTGCCCGGAATAACCTAGGCGCGGCTAAGAATGGAGCTAACTCCGATATCAGCAGCCTGAGTGGTCTTACTACTGCTCTGTCTATTTCTCAAGGTGGTACTGGTGACTCCACTGCCTCTGGTGCTCTTGCAAATCTCCAGGGTCTTAACGCTGCTGTCGGTGTTGGCGCATCAGGCGAGCAGGTTGTTTTTCAAACCTCAGCACTTGTTGCAGGATCATACCGAGCAGAATTTAAGGGCATCAAACCCAATGGCGACAACTTCATTACTGTCGCGACTGACGGCTCTGATATTGCTCTAGGTGCTAATCCAAACAATATTTTTGATGGTATTTCTGGCACTCGCAACGCCAATAGTGCTCGGATTACTAATGCTGGAGCACCCATAAACTCAGATGATTTAGCTACGAAGGGTTATGTAGACTCACAAACCACTGGTCTTGATGTCAAGGGTTCTGTTCGTGCAGCTACCCAGGGAAATCTAGCTACATCGTATTCAACAGGCGCTCAAACTCTTACGGCTAATTCTAATGGCGCGATTGTTGTAGATACTGTTTCTTTGAACCTTGGTGATCGAGTTCTCGTTCACCTGCAGACTACCGGCAGTCAAAACGGAATTTACACTGTTACTACCATCGGAGATGGAAGCACTCCGTTTGTTCTTACAAGAGCCTCTGACTTCAACACTACTGCTGAAATTGGTGCAGGTTCGTTTACTTATGTTGAGGAGGGCGTTGGGCATATTGGTAAATCCTTCGTACAGACAGCCTCTAACCCAGTCCTTGACACTACAGATTTAGTATTTAGTGTTTTTGGTGAAACAGCAATTGGTGCCAATTCAATTGCCAACTCGAAACTTGAGCAAATCGCTCAAGCGACAATCAAAGGTAGAGCTGCGAGTGCTGGAACTGGTGATGTCACAGACCTAACCGCTGACCAACTGATCGGGGTCATCAACACTGCGTCGTCAGCCACAATTGATTCAGGAAGGACAACCATTGCTGGTAATTCCATTGCCAATAGCAAGCTGGCCCAGATGTCCGAGGCGCAGTTAAAGGGTCGAACTGCAGCTAGTGGTACTGGTAATGTTCAAGATATTACCGCTGATCAATTGATCACAATTATCAACACCGCCAGCACTGAGACCATTAATTCAGCGCGAACTAGCTCTGCATCTGCTAACTCTCTTGCGGCCACCATTAGCACTTCAACAGTCGCAATTGACTGTGGCGTTTACTGATAAAAGTTTGCACGTTCGCTAATATTTATTCAGCTAAGCATATTCGCTTGACTTATTAGTACTGCGTTTTTTGCAGTGTCCTTTTTATTTTCTTACGTCGTAACGACATTTATCTTAGGCCATGTCTTCAAACCCATTAGCGTCAGTACCTATCCAAAATTTACGAAGTGGTATTAAAGATAAAAGACCTACCGCAGCAAACCTCGCTAATGGCCAGATTGCCATTAACTATCATGAGGATGATCCTGGAATCTTCTTTAAATCTGACCAAGGCGATTTAATTAAAGTATCGCCGACTTTTGTTGGTTCTTCTCAACCTAATTCATCACCTCCAACAAACGGATCTACAGGCAATTCAAAAGGCGAGACCTGGCTTGATACGACAAACAGTGGTAGTCCGATACTAAAGATCTATAACGGTACTGCTTGGGTAGCTGACTTCGGATATGAGGATATTGACGTATCAGGAGCTTATAAGCAAAACATTCAGGCTCTAAGTTCATCAAATATTGACTGCTCTTTAGGAAATTATTTTACGACAACCGTTTCTGGTAATACTTCTTTCACTTTCTCTAATGCACCATCCTCAAGAGTTTATTCTTGCATGCTTGAGATTACCCACACAAGTGGAATAATTAGTTGGCCTTCATCCGTCAAATTTGCTGGTGGTGAACCTGCGCCTACATTGACTACAGGCAAAGTTCATTTATTTTTGTTTGTGACTGACGATGGAGGCACAACATTTAGAGCTGGCACTTTAATCGACTTTACATCTTAATTCACACATATTTACTATGGATCCTATTTCTAGAAATATCCTCTTTGGTGCCCCCACTGGCAAGCCTCTTTTTGATGATTATGGAGCTTTCGGAGTTCCTATTGATTCGAATTGCACCTTGACTCATCATTTTAGTAACTATGATGATGCAAATGGGAACTTAAATGGCGTTGGTAGCGCACTAATTAAAAGACCAGGGATTGACTACGAAGGCTCTATGCTGATAGTCTCTGATCGCTCCATGGATGACAGGAATTTATATGAAATTACTCCTGACACTAATGACTGGGGCACTGTTACAAATTCCTCTCAAATAACTTACAACTTTGCTACTTATCAAGATTTAGGATCTGATAATTCGAGCC